TTTATCTATTAATTCATTAATTACTTGTGATACTCTTCCACTACTTATACCAAAAAATTCACTAAAATATTTATTACTAGCATAACAACCTTTTTCGTTATCAAGGCTATCAATCTCTACTAACATTACTTTTTGTTGAAGTGTTAATTCTTTGCTTTCCCATACCTCTTTTGGTATCCATATTCCTTTAAAAGCTCTCTTATTATCTTCCATTTTATACCTCTTTCTAGGCTATGAAAAAAAGATTTGATGATAGGTAGGTTTATAAGGTGCAAGGTACCTGCCCATCATCAAATCTTTTTTTCTTGCACCTATATTAATTATATATTAATTTTTTAAATAAATCAATACCTAATCAAACAAACTTGTTTGTTTATCAACATTAATCAGCATTTCTTCTTTTGCTCTTTTTACGAAATCTCTTTTAATTTCAAATCCATAGCAACTTCTGTTTAATTCCATACAAGCCCTTAATGTACTACCGCTACCAGCACAAGGGTCAATTACAACATCTCCCTCATCGGTAAATATTTTAATTAATTCTTTTAATAAATTAACTGGCTTTTGTGTAGGATGTATTTTAGGTATATCTTTTCCATCTCTCTTCCATTCAAACCAATTGAATATCATATGATTTTTGCCAAATGCATCAATATTTCTAAACTTAGGTAATTTTTCTCTATAAAGAACTACTGCATATTCACAAGCATTTACTATCTTCATATTTGCTTTTAACACTTGTGCCGAATAATTCTTTATAAATACAAGCGGATAATTTTTCATAAGTCCATGCTTCTTTCCTTGTTCTATTACCATAGGTATTTGTTCAAAAGCACAAAATACAATCATAGCAGGAGCATTTGAACTTTTCCCTCTTTCTCCTCCTTTTTTAGGTTCTTTATTTAAATACCTAGTACAGAAATCAAAGAAATTATTTATCTTAAAATCATTATCGGTATCAAAAAAACTTTTGCCTGCTAATTCACTTTCTCCATTTTTATTATCTCCATCTTTATACCATTGAGGGTTGCTTGCATAAGCATTAGCACCTAAATTGTAAGGTATATCTGCAATTATTAATTGTGCATGTGGTATTTGATATGTTTTTGCATTTTCAAAATGGTCATGGTATAATTCAACCTTTACTTTCTTTTTATAATTAGAATAATCTTTTACTTCTTTTTCTTCCATTTTATTTGTCCTCCTCAATTATTAAATTCTTCAAACTTTATACTTTCCATTTTCTTTTTTAGAGCATTAATTTTATTTTCTGTACTTGTATAAGCATTTTTAAACCTTTTTAACGAGCATTCTTTATCTGCTAGTCTATTTATACTATCTTTGCAGAAACGAGTTCCTAGAGCCTCAAAATAAGCCATAGCGGGTGCTTTTCCATCTCTTTCGGTATTCCAGTTCTTTCTTTCTTCGGTTGTTTTTATTGCTCTATCTATCTCTATTTGTGTTTTTAATTCTATTATATCTTTAGTTAATCTTGCTATTACTTCTCCTATTATGTAATTAAGATTAGAATATACTTCTACATTTTGTGCATATTGATACATTGAATTAGGTTCATCTATAATTTTTTTAAATACTTCTTGATACATACTAGCAAGTTCTTTTTCATTTATACTTTTTATGTTAAAAGGGTTAAATAAGAATAATTTTTCTTCCATTATTTACCTCCTATTCTTTGTATTTTTTCAAGCATAGCCATTATTAAGAACGATGTCTTGCTTTGGCCTGTCAACTTTGTTGCTTTTTCTAATTCATTAAACTCCCATTCAGAAAGTCTAATATTTAATACTCTTGTTTTTGTTTTCTTTCTCATATTATCTCCTATCTACAATATTGGTCATACAATTCGCAATATTGATTTTTATATTCTTTTAAATCTTCAATTTCTTCTTGTTGTTTTTCTATTTCTGCATAATAATCTTCTAATTTACTAACTAATTCTTTAACAGATACTAAATCTTGATTTTTAAATATATCATTTAATACACCACTATTAATATCTTTTAAATTTATATAAACATTATTCATAATTTCTCCACCTCCTCCCATTTGATTTCTTTCTTTCTCTTCCTCTTAGGTAGGCATTTGTCTGTTGCTTTAACCTGCTATTATATCCCTCGTGTAAAGTACAACCATATACCTTTATTTGATAATTTTCTATCATCCTTATCAATTCATTTAAATAACGAAACTCCCCATGTCTCTTATGAAACTTTGCTCTAAAATCATTTCTACTATCCATAGAAGTATTCTTATATAAATTGAAGTAGAACTGTAATTTAAATTCTTCCATTATTTCCCTCCTAATTCTTTATATCTTCTAGTAACACCAGGTATCCAACTTTCATTTTTATTATTAGGGTCATTTTTTGCTCCTATTGGTGCATATTTAGGCTGTAT